ACCTAAGTTTAAATATAAGTTCCCATTCTTCTCGATCAGCAGTAACCACTATCTTAGCAGCACAAGCATTAGGTAGTATATTACGTGCTTGTTGTGGCTTTAAGCCGTCATTTAGTAGATTCGTGTAGTACATTTCACTTAATAGACATGACCCTATAAAGCGTTCTTTTGTTTCATTAGACCAGTCTTGAAAATCCACTGGTTCAATAAACTGCATTGGATTTTTGTCACCATAACGGATATACCGCTGACTCTGTTGACTGAATGAGCAAGGCCGATGCCGCACAATCTCGTGGGTCATCGCTCTGTTTGTGGTGAACTCTACCGTATAGCGTTCACATTCTTTTGGTGATTGTCTGACAAACTCATGAAAGTCCCCATTCAGCCATTTTTGGAAGAAAGTATTTTTACCGTCACTTGTTGGGTACAGTTCCATGATAGCCCTTAAATTTCCAGTGCTCGACACAAATATATCATCATCAGAGTAATCCCAATTGGTTATGTACCTACTTGTCCATGGCATTCTTACTGAAATTTCTGAGTGTTCCAATACACTCAAATGTCCTCTTTCAATAAGATTCTGAATAAATGGTAATGCTGAATCTTCTGTAATTTTATCCTCGCTGGCGTAACATACTCTACCTGCTCGTTCTATCCATTTTAATGCCCCTTGTACATCAGAAGGGCATCTTCCCCAGATATTATGGCTTTGTTTAATAAGTTTCATTATTAATCTTTATTAAATGATTGCTCTATTAATTCTATTATTTATTTTTATAGAATTTATGTGATCCAAAAGTGCCTATATACTCTAATTGATTCCAGGATGCCCAATATGGCTTAATTGATTTTTTATGGTAGTAGGTACTACCTTTTGTAAAATCATAGCCTCTGAGGGCAATAAACACTGATTCAAGGCATTCTATTAATGCTTGAGTATCATATGGGTAATAATCATACTTTTGATGTACCCAAGAAAATTGTTTATCTTTTAATACAACTTGTTTTATTTGTGTATTACTTTGATATGATCTATTAAGAGTTACATGAGCTATAGCTATTTGGCTTAATTGATCTTCTGATCTAGCTTCATGATAAACATTTAAGGTAAGCCATAAAATTGAGGTAAGAATATCCATAAGATTTTGATTTATAAGTATAAATTAAAATGGTGATAACTAGATAAACCAATTATCACCATTTATATTTATTACTCATATTTTAGGATTTAATATTTGAAAAGAATCTAGCAAATGGTTTATCCGTTAATCTGTCTGAGTTTTTAGTCATGATTTTATTGGTTTGATCTGATGTTTTTTCTTCTTCTTCTTCCAATTCTTTAAAAGATGACTTTTCTTTAAATGGTTTATACATGTAGGGGGTATAAGACGTATCTTTTTTATTAGTTTTAATCATATTAAAAATCCTCTTCATTTTTTTTATTATCAGTGATACAAATAAAAACTATTCCAAATATAGTAATAGCAAGTAATATTAAACCAATAAAAGGAGTTATTAATATAATTGCTAATATTATTGCACAGATAAATGTTGTTTTAATAGTATCAATTACTAATTTCATATTAGCTACCACCAAACAATCCACCTGTTAATTCTGTATTTATTGATATATCTGGTAGGGGAGTATTATCAATTTGTTTAATAAATTTATTTGTTATTGAATTATTACTTTTTTCATTATCAAATGTAATATCTATAATAGCTGAGTATCCATTATTTTTTCTACCAGCAGTTAATTTAATTTCTTTGACTACACCATTGTTAACTCTATTGAATTTAACAAAGCGAGTTAGTGCCTCTATAATTTCATTATGATCTAGTGAAATTTTCACAGGATTACTCCTTTAATTTAAATGTTATAGACTATAAAACCTGATCTACATTATTGTAAATCAGGTTATTTATAATTTTTTTTATTTATTGATTATGCAAATAGAGATTTCTTTGATGTAGTATTAGCTGTAGATGACATAGCACTACCAGATACAGAGGGATTAACATTTTTATCAGATTTATCCTTAATTTGTCCTTTCCATTTTTTAAGCCATACACTTTTAAATGCTGCTTCAGTAGCTTGAGCTTTGATTTCAGGTACAGTCATGCCATCTTTATAACGGAAGATTTTATCAACTTCATTTTCTACACGAGTTTTGCCTGAAGGTACATACGTACCAGTAGTATCATCTTTTACATTGATATCTACGATCTGTTCAACTACACCAAGTGTAATATCTTGACCAATCAGATCCATAAGCATTTCAACTTTAGTTGGCATTTCTTTTTTCTCAGAGAAATCATAAATATTAATTACTTTTGGTTCAGAATCCAATTCATTAATAGATTTACCTACTGTAAGAAGAGCCAATGCATTTGCCTGGTTAAAGCCTGGCAGATATGCTTTATCACCATTTTTGTTCACATAATAATTTTTATTACCTTTAGCTTTACTTGATGCTACCCAAAATTGAGCACGAAGATTTTGATTATTATCATTTTTAAATTGTAAATTCAATGCCATTGCTCCACTATCAGCATGAGTTACATATGCCAATTCAATTTTAAAATCATATAAATTGGTACTCAATGGTACAAATCCGCCAACATTATCAGTTTCAGCTTTAATATTGTCATTTACTTCCAGATCAGAAAAAATACCCATAATTTTACTCCTTTAAATTAATAATGTATGTAACTTATATAGTTACATAGCTGGTTTATACATAATAATCATGCAATCTATCCATAAGTAGTTGTGCATCATTATCAATGTACGTTTCATTTATACTCCACATTCCCATACTACTTCTAATTCTTTCATGTACTGTTTCTTTTGTAAGACGCGTTTGAAATACATATTTAATACCAAGTGCTTCTTCTTCAGGTGATATATTAAGTAAATCACTTTTGTAATCTTTCAATTTTATTACACTCATCTTTTTAGCATAGACTATGGTGCTAAAGAACGCCTCTAAACCAGTTGATTTAAGTGATCCTTTAATTGGTACTTTTGTCTCCATCTGCATTTGCACTTCATTCAATGTACTAAGTACATGAGCTGTAAAAATTACATTTTTAGATGATTTAGCTACATATTGTTGCATTAAGTTTTTAAAGAATTGGGCATAGTCACCCCAAGCTTTCATCGTGTTAGTAGATTGTAATACATACACAGATTCGTACATATCCATTAGGAATGTAAGGCTATCTACTACAATTGTATGAACATCTGATAATGTTTCAGCATGATCAAATGCTTCATATATTTGTAATGGATCAGTGATTGTAAATTGTTTAAATTTAGCTGGAAATGGAGTTTTTTTAGATGCTTCACAATTAAGATATATTACTCCTTCTGGATTACTTATATTGCGTAGTGATGCTGTTTTACCTCCAGCACTTTCACCACCAATAAGAACCAGATTATCATTATTGTAAGTTAGTTCTACTGTCATATGCTACCTCTCTTAATTACAGCTCTACTGACTGTTTGCATAATTGTACTATCGATCTCATCAGAAGATAGTTTATTATTGAATTTATTATTTAAACTCAAAATACTACTTCTGATAATATCAATTGTATGACCCATATCTACAAGCATTAGAGCATATTTGATTAATTGGTTATTTCTATTACCTGTCTCTGAATTTTGAATGAACCATCGTTCTACATTTGTTAGAGATTGGTTGTCAAGAATAATTTTTTTTCTTTCATCATTTTTAGTTGTTTTAGGGATGAACAATAATGCATCAAGTAATTTATTACTATTGTTGTATTCATAAGACCCATTATGTGTTAACCATTTTCTTGATCTTTGACCTGTAACTGTGTCAACTTCAAATGGAAGCCATTCATAAATATTACTCATAAATTCTTTAAAATCATTTGCATCAAGTTCCATATAATAATTAGTAGGCATAATAATTCTAAATCTATGATGGGTTGTTGTATGCCTTTTAGTAGTATATAAAATGTATTTGTAGTCTTTCAAAAGAAGTTGCACATTATGTATTGATGCGCCATCATCCACATCTAACACAATCATGTTAAATCCCTTTATAATGTTGTCGTCATGTCTATACCCATTAGTTGTATGATGGTTAATCCAATTTATATGATCCAATTGAGTAAGCATATGTAGTTTATCAAATGGAGCATAATCATTTAAATATTTTTCAGTCATATCAGCACTATAGGACATTATGAGTTTATCAAGATTGGTTTCCTTTAATGTTTCTCCAGTCATGAATTCAATATTATTAGTACTCAGGGACTTTTTAATAATAATATGATTCTTATAACCCCAAGCTACAGCCAATTGCATCATGTCATGTTTTTGTGCGATACCTCCTTTATAAAATGGTAAATCTTCAGTTAAATCTACATGAGTTACTTCATGACCAATATTGGCAATATACTTAGCCAATTTGACATAATTCCTATCTCTATTTAAAATTTCATTAAAAGCTAAACCAGAATGCTCTATCATATTAATGGCATTATAAAGTGTCTCTTCTGTAATACAGGATTTTTTATCTGCAAATGCATAAGCACCTGCAAGTTTTAATGCCTTAAAATACCTATGTGATAATTCAGCTTTTTTTACTTCTTCATGTTCTCCCAGTGTATCTGCAAGTTTTTCACAATATAATCTGTATTCAATTAGTAATATACTTACGTCTTTTGACACAGTTATTACTTTGTTATAATTAAGATGATTAGCTAACATACCAAATTCAGAGGATACACTTTCAAGATACTGATTTGTAGATACATCAGTAAGAGAATCAAATATTTCTTCAGGTGTTAAATTTTTATCTCTACTAATATGTTTTGAATATCCAAATATACATCTTCGTGCATAACCAGTTTCAAGAAATGAATAAAATTCTTCTTCTGTTTTACCACCATTAAGTAATTTACTTGGTGTACCGAAAAGTAAAAGATTTGTAGGTGTTTTACCTTCAATTTCTTCACTACGAATATTCTCTTTAGTATTTTTAGTTAATTTTTGTTTAATTTTACCTACATCAAATAATTCAAGAAATGTTGATAATACATCCATATTACCTAATAAGTTGGAGCCACATTCATCAATTTCCAGATTCATTGCACCAATATTAGCCATAAGTAATTTATGTCTCATTTGCTTTACTGCTGCCGTAGTACCACTATCAAAAGA